GGGGCGCATCCGTTCGCTGGCTCGCCGGCACAAGATGCGCTACGGCCTGGACATCCTGATGATCGACTACCTGCAGTTGATGGACGGCGAGGGCGGCAACCGCACCGAAGCGGTCAGCCGCATCAGCCGCGGTTGCAAGCTGCTGGCCCGTGAGCTGGGTATCCCGGTCATTCTGCTGAGCCAGCTTTCCCGCAAGTGCGAAGAGCGCCCGAACAAGCGGCCTGTGCCGTCAGATCTGCGCGAGTCGGGTGCCATCGAGCAAGACGCTGACGTGATCCTCTTCGTGTACCGCGACGAGGTCTATCACGAAAACAGCGAATACAAGGGTATCGCCGAGATCATCGTCGGCAAAGGCCGTGACATCGAAACCGGCACCGTCCGGGCTGCCTTCCTCGGGCAGTACAACCGTTTTGAAACCCTATCGGCCAGCTGGCAACCGCCGGTTAGGGCCACCAGTAAGCCCGAGCGGCCATTGTCGGCCCGCTACGCAAGCAAGGAAGTCGCATGACAGCACCCGCCCTTCGCCCGATCAAGGCCAAAGCGGCTCGCGCCAAGCCCGTCGACAGGGAAGGGCAGGAGCAGGCCGCGCTGATGAAAGAACTGCAGCTGCGCTACCCGCAGGCCTACAAGCTGATTTATCACGTCCCGAACGGTGGCCATCGGATCAAGGCAGTCGCCGCCAAGCTGAAAGGGCAGGGCGTCAAGGCCGGTGTGCCCGACCTGGTGCTTCCCATGGCGCGCGGTGGGTATTTCGGGTTGTACATCGAGTTCAAGGCCAAGCCACCGTTCGATGCGCCGGTGTCGGCCAGCCAGGATGCCTTCCTGCAGTTGCTGACGAATGAGAACTACCTGGCCATCGTGTGCCGGGGCAACATCGATGCGGTCGAGGCCATCCGTGCCTACCTTCTGCTACCGGCGACGGTGGCTGTATGAGCGCGACCCGCGAAGTGAAGCTGAGCGAGGCTGAGGTGCGCCGGCAGGCTGCCGACAAGTCGGTGCGCGACCTGCGCGACCCACGTCACCCGGGCCTATACCTGCGTTTTTGGAGCAACCGTGAGCGCGGCACTTGGCACCTGGTGCGCGGCAAGAAGTGGGTGCCGATCGGCCGTTGGCCCGACCTGGCCGTGGCGGCCGTGATTGCCGAGCTGCCTGCGCTGCGGCAGCGGCTGCTGCGCAACCCGGCCACCGTGCCTGTGGTTTCGGGCATGTCTACTGTGGGCCAGTTGCTCGACTGGTACGCCGACCGGATGGGTCGTGATCGCTCGCTGTCTGCAAAGCGCAAGGCTGCCGCCCGCGCCGCCATAGGGCAGCATCTGCGCCCATGCCTCGGCGAGCTGCCAGTCAAGTACGTCACCGCCGAGCTGATCGACAAGCATCTGATCTGGCCAGCCCAGGCCAAGCTATCGCTGTCCTATCTGCGGCAGATGTTCGGCATGCTGCTGACCGCGTTCCGCCAAGCTCTGAAGCTGGAGATGATCGACAGCAATCCTTTGGCCGGCGTGCGCTTCAGTGACTTCACCAAGGCACGAATCGCCCCCAAGGCTGCCCGCCTGCGTGGTGTGCACCTGCCCGAGCTGATGCAGCAACTGACCCAGGCATTCGAGGCGACCCCGCACGACGTCATGCTGGCCCTGATGATGCTGGCCCACGGTACCCGAATCGGCGAAACCCGGATGGCCCGCTGGAGTGACGTAACCCTGGCTGCTGCCGAGTGGTTCATTCCTGCGGCTCACACCAAGACGCGCACCGAGCACCGCCTGCCATTGACCGCTCAGTTCAAGGCGCTGCTGATCCGGTACCGGGCTATTCAACAGGCCCGAGGGTACGAAGGCGTTTACCTGTTCCCGAATCGCCGTGGTCAGTGCCTGAGCGAGACCCAGGCCAGCATGGTGTTCACCCGCCTTGGGCGTGGCGAGTGGACCAGCCACGACCTGCGCAAGGTGTCCCGCACCACCTGGACCGACCTCGGCATCGACGGCCACATCGGCGAGATGCTGCTGAACCATACGCTGGGCAAGATCGCCAGCACCTACATCCACACGCAGGCCATGGAGCAGCGCAAGTTGGCTCTGGAGAAGTGGCATGCGTGGCTTGACCGGATCGGTTTCACAGCCATCCACGGCCTTAAAGAGGCCTTATTTGAAATCCCGCAGAAATCGCCACAAGCCAATGGCGGCGAGGCCTCGGGCGACCTTAGCGAATTAGTGATTAGCGAGGATTCGAAATGATCATTGGCGAATTCGCATATCAGGCCGTGGGCCTGCTGTTGGCCTACTACATAGGCTGGGTTCGTGCTCATTACACGGTTGCTGCCGAGTGCGAGCGCCTGGGTGGCTTCTACGTGGGCAGCAAGACCTTCCGTTGCACGAAAGTCGAGGATTCGAAGGCATGAAGAAGAGCCACGGCCCAGCCTTCAAGAAGGCTGTGATCGAGCTGGCTCAGTGCCCTTTGTGCCGTGGGAGAGCGGTCACGATGGGCACGTTTTACGAGCTGCCATGCGACCACTGCAACGCCTCCGGGTGGGTAGCGGCTGCAACTGGCGAGGGCCTGCCTCTGGATGAACTGGTGACCCAGCTCAGCCTGAAGCTGCAGGCAGCGCACCGGCAGATCGAGCAATTGAAGAACCCTCAGGCATCCGGGCCTGAGGCTGCATATCAGGGAAGCAACCAGCGTGGTGCTGGGCGCGCCAACTACACCGGGGATTGAGGGGGAAGGACCATGAAAGTAATCAGCGCTCGTCAAGCATGGCACGACGCAATGCACGAAGATCGCCCGTCGGCTCTGGCCGTAGCGGCTGAGGCGGCAACCCTCGGCAAAAAGGGCGGGCCAGGTGAGATCAAGGTAATGGTGATGTTGGAAAACCATGACGGAAAAGAGGTCGCCAAGGTCTACGAAATCCGTACCGAGGGTGTGCACGAAACTCGCTCCGGACGCCGCCTTACTGATGCTCGCTGCGCTCACATGCTTGCCGCCGGCCTGGTACTGGTGGCTATCGATTCGCTGCCGAAGTCGCTGCGCCACCTCGGCAACTTCATGTACTCGCCGGTCGCAACTGGGAACGACCTCAGCATCGCCCATGGCTTGGTTTGGCTGGGCAGCGGGCTTGAGTCGCTTACTGATCGCAAGAAGCAGCGGGCTTACTGGATGGCGATGGCTGCTCTGCAGTCCCACAAGATGCTCGTGAACGGAGGCGAGGGGATGGGCCCAGGCGCCGTTTGCATGCTCGTTGAGGATCGTACAGGCGAGAAGATGAACCCGCAGAACTGGGCCCGGGACTGGCAGGCGATCTGGGATGCGCTTTGCAGCCACGTCGACAAGCTCGATAAGCAGACACTGAAGCCAGTTGCCGCTGTGGTTCAACGGCTTCGTGATCGTGGCGAAAACCAGAGTGAAAAAGCCGCTTGACGTTTTGAGGAGCGTTCTGGCACTATTTCGCCATCGTGATAATTTCGCCTTTGGCGAAAACATTCAAAGGCCCGGCCAAACAGCTGGGCTTTTTCGTCTGGATAGCTCAGTTGGTTAGAGCGCTCGGCCTGTCGTTTATACGACGGTGTACGTGCTGAGAGGTCGCGGGTTCAACTCCCGAGCCAGGCGCCACATTCAAGCCCCGCCATCGTGCGGGGCTTTTTCGTTTTCGGCTCCACCACACCCATCGCTCCGAGCTGGGAGTGCTGTTAGGGCCGAACCCATTGCACTCCCCAAAAGGGAGATACCGAGATGCCAAACATGCCCGAGAAGGATCCTGGCCTGTGGGCCGCTGTGCTTACCTGGGTGATTGCCCATCAACCCCAGCTTGGCGCCGCCGGCCTGTCCGTCGCGATCGCCGTCCTCCGGGTGGTGTATGGCGGCGGCACCCGCCGGCAGATGTTCTTGGAGGGCGCCTTGTGCGGCCTCATCACCCTGGCTCTGGTGCCGCTGCTCGAATGGATGGGCCTGCCGCAGGGCATGGCCACCTTCGCTGGCGGCATGGTCGGCTTTATGGGTGTGGAGAAGCTCCGCGGTTACTCCGACCTTTTCCTGTCTCGCAAGGCGCAGGGGTGACCCATGCCTCTGCCCGAGACAGCCAAGAAACCCAGCCCCTACGGTTACCGCTGGCAGCAGGCCCGTGAAGGCTGGTTGCGCAAGAACCCGCTTTGCATTCGGTGCGAAAGTGCCGGCCTTAAGAAGCCCGCCACCGTCGTCGACCACATCCGTCCTCACCGCGGTGACATGACCCTGTTTTGGGATCGGGGCAACTGGCAGTCGCTATGCACCCACTGCCACAGCTCCTACAAGCAGCGCCTGGAGAAGTCTGGGCGCGAGGCTGGCTGCGACGTGAGCGGAAGGCCGCTGGACCCCCGTCACCACTGGAACCGACGCTCCTGAAAGCCTCCGGGCGCTGCGGGGCCCCATGAAAAGGGGTAGGGGGGGTAAAAATGTTTTTTCGGAAATGTTCCCTGACCGATCGCCCCCCTCCGTGCGCAAAACCGCGAAATGAAATGATTTTTTTTGAGAGCAGAAAATGGCCGGGAGACGACCCACACCGACGGAGCTGAAGCTTGTCAGAGGGAATCCCGGTAAGCGCCCGATAAACAAGAACGAGCCTCAGCCAGCCAAGCGCATTCCCAGCGCCCCGGATCACCTTAGTACCGATGGCCAGGTGGCGTGGGGGCGGCTCACCGTGCTGCTTGACCGCATGGGTGTGCTTACCGAGGCCGATGGCTTTGCGCTTGAACGCCTCTGCGACTGCTATTCCGAAATACTTGCCCTTCGTGACGTGATAGGCGAACAGGGGCGCACATACGAAACCACCAGCACCCAGGGCGAACTGGTGCTCAAGGCGAACCCGGCGGTGGCCATGCTTGCCGATGTAGACCGCCGCTTCAAAAGCTACCTGGTCGAGTTCGGCCTGACCCCAGCCGCGCGATCCAAGGTGCAAGTGAAAGACGATGAGCCAAAAGAAGACCAGTTCGCGGAGTTCTTCGGTTGACGACCCGGTGACCCAGTACGCAAAGGAAGTGCATTCCGGGGAGCGCGTCGCGGGGCCAGACATTCGAAACGCGTGCGCGCGTCACCTGCGAGATCTGGAGGATGGGCCAAAGCGTGGGCTGACTTGGGATTTGGCTGCGGCCAACAAAGCCATTCGCTTCTATCGCACCGTATTAAAGTTGAACGGTGGGGAGTTTGAAGGTCTGCCGTTCGAGCTGTTGCCATGGCAGAAATTCATTGTGGGCAGCATCTTCGGGTGGAAGTCCAGTGACGGTTATCGCCGCTTCCGGGTCGTCTACGTCGAGAGCGGTAAGGGTTCAGGCAAGTCGCCCTTGGCCGCCGGGGTGGGGCTGACCGGACTGATCGCGGACAACGAGGCGCGCGCCGAGATCTACGCTGCCGCGACCAAAAAAGATCAGGCCATGATCCTGTTCCGGGACGCTGTGGCGATGGTGCAGCAATCGCCGGAGTTGACCAAGCGCCTGGTCTGCAGCGGTACCGGCCAGAACATCTGGAACTTGGCCTACCTGAAGTCAGGATCGTTTTTCAGACCGATCAGCTCGGACGATGGTCAGTCTGGCCCGCGGCCACATATGGCGCTGATCGACGAAGTGCACGAGCATAAGACCAACATGGTCGTGGAGATGATGCGCGCCGGCACCAAGAGCCGTAAGCAGGCGCTCATTTTCATGATCACCAACAGCGGCTCGAATAAGCGCGGCCCTTGCTGGGAATACCACGAGTACGGCTCCCGGGTTGCATCTGGGGCACTCACTGATGACGGATTCTTCGCCTATATCTGCTCGCTGGACGAGGGCGACGATCCGATTAAGGACGAAAGCTGCTGGTTTAAGTCTAACCCTTCGCTACAGGATGCTGATCTTCCGGGCATGAAGTACTTGCGCGAACAGGTGACCGAAGCTCGGGGGATGCCGAGCAAGGAAGCCATGGTGCGGCGCCTCAACTTCTGCGAGTGGACTGGCGCTGAGTCGCCATGGATCTCCTGGGATGTCTGGAGCCAGGCTGAAGAACGCGTACCAATGTCGCTGTTGCGTAATCGTCCCAGCGTTGGCGGACTGGACCTGTCCAGTACGACGGACCTGACATCATTCGTCCTCCTGTTCTACCCGACCTACGAGGATCCGCACTGGCGGCTCCTGCCGTATTTCTGGATTCCCGACCACGAGCTGGATAAGCGCGAAGCCCGCGACAAGGTGCCTTACGCAGCGTGGATTAAATCGCGAGATCTCGAAACGACGCCGGGGCGAGCTATCAGCAAGCTACATGTGTTGCGTCGACTTCAGACCATCTGTGACTTCTTCCAGGTGGACAAGATCGCGTTTGACCGCTGGCGGATCGAAGACATGCGGCAGCTGATGACTGAATACGACATAACGCTGCCCGAGCTGGTGGAGTTTGGGCAGGGGTTCAAGGATATGGGGCCTGCGGTAGATGAGTTTGAACGAAGACTGCTCGGCATATCCGAATTGCCGCCGGGTGAAGATGATGATGCTGCTGGAGAGTTCTTCGATGACGCGCTGCCGACCGAGGCGGTGGAGTCTCTACGTCACGATGGCAATCCAGTAATGACCTGGTGCGCCGGTAACGCCGTGATTGTTTCCGATCCGGCAAACAACCGAAAGGCCGACAAGGCAAAAGCAACGGGCCGAATTGACGGAATCATTGCCGCGATCATGGCTACCGGTATTAGCGGGGCAGTCTCTTCCGGCAGCAGCGGCAGTTCCATTTACGACGAAGGAGTTGGGGTTTGAACACCATTGCAATTGCTGCGTGGGTTGCTGGCCTGGCTGGCTTCTGTCTGCTGGTAACCGGCATTGCCCTGATCCATGTGCCAGCCGCGCTTATTGCTGCCGGTCTTGGTCTGATCGGCTGGGCTTGGCTCGCCGACAAGGCAGCTGCTCGAGCACCTATCAAACACAGCCAAGATGGAGGCTGATTATGTTCTTCAGCAGTCTTCTCGGTGGTAATGAGGGATTGGTTTCGGATGGCAGCAGCAGCTTGTGGCGGCGGGGGGTTGGGTCCAGCCGTTCAGCAGCTGGTGTAACGGTGACCCCAGATACGGCCCTTGCCATTACCGTATTGCAGACCTGCGTCACCCTGCTCGCAGAAAGCGTAGGTCAGCTGCCACTAGAGATGTACCGCCGGCTGGGCGATGGCAAGCGCGAGGCTGCGATTTATCATCCCCTCTACGATGTACTGCGCTACCAGCCGAATCCTTGGCAAACCCCATATGAGTATCGCGAATCTGGTCAGCTCGCCTTGGGGTTGCGGGGAAATTGCTACAGCTTCATCGAACGCAATGACGACGGTTCTGTTAAGGCGCTTTACCCCCTACGCAATGAGAAGGTGACAGTCCTCAAGGGCGGCGATCTACGGCCTGTTTACCGCGTGGGCGGGCACGACCCGCTGCCCATGCGCCTGATTCATCATGTGCGCTGGCACACGAAAAATCATTATACAGGCCTCTCTCCAGTTGAATTGCATGCAGATGCCGTTGGCCTGGCGCAGGCGGTGCGGCAGTACGCGGGCAAGTCATTTGCCAACGGCACTGCCGTGAGCGGTGTCATCGAGCGCCCGAAGGAAGCACCACCGATCAAGGAACAGAGCAGTATTGATCGCATCCTTGATCAGTGGGGTAACAAATTCTCGGGCATCGACAACGCGAAAAAGGTCGCGATGTTGCAGGAAGGCATGACCTTCAAGGCTGTCTCGATGAACAACGTCGACGCCGAACTGCTGGGAATCCTCAAGGCCACGGGGCTCGACATTGCCCGCATCTACAAGATTCCGCCGCATATGATTAACGAGCTGGAGAAGGCCAGCTACAACAGCCTTGAGCAGTTGCTGATCCAGTACGTGATCTTTGCCCTGATGCCGTGGGTGAAACGCCACGAGCAGGCGATGATGCGCGACTTCCTCCTGCCGTCGGAGCGGAGGGATTACTTCATTGAGTTCAATCTGTCTGGGCTACTGCGGGGCGACCAGAAAAGTCGCTATGACGCCTATGCGATTGGCCGGCAGTGGGGGTGGCTGTCGATCAACGATATCCGACGCCTGGAAAACATGCCGCCCGTTGCCAACGGCGATAGTTATTTGCAGCCGCTCAACATGACCGACGTGGCCAACGGTCTGCCCGACATGACTAACCCTAACGTCCGCGCCCAGCTGGAACAGCAGCGCGACGACATCCTGAGGATGCTTGCCGCATGAAACGACATCTGCGCGCTGCCAGCTTGCTGTTCAATCAGCCGCTACTGACTACACCTGACATGCTGGACCTGGCAGTGCGCTGGGCGAACCAGACCATGAGCCTGAACATCGTAAATCTGAACATGGGCGGCGCCGCAGCTAACCCATCGATGTTCTATGACGATGAAGACTATCAGGCCGAGCAGGATCGCCGCGAAGAACAGCGCCGCGCCGCCATTGCTCAGACGGGTGTCGAGGTGATTCCCGTCCATGGTGTTCTGGTGAGTCGCGGCAGCCACTTGAACGCCTGCGAGACCATGACCAGCTACGAAGGGTTGCGAGCAGCCCTGAATAAGGCCATCACTGACCCCATGGTCGAACACATCGTGCTCGACATTGACAGCCCTGGCGGAAGCGCGGTCGGCGCCTTCGAACTGGCGGCCGACATTCGCGCGGCAACCAAGATCAAGCCAATCACCGGCCTGGTCAATTTCATGGCGTATTCCGGTGGCTACCTGATTGCATCTGCATGCACCGAGGTCGTGGTCAGCCTGACCTCCGGCGTAGGGTCCATCGGTGTAGTGGCCAGCCACATGGACCGCTCAAAGATGATTGAAGGCTTAGGGGTAAAGGTCACGACGGTCTTTGCCGGCGCGCACAAGAATGACCTGAGCCCGAACGAGCCCATTACCGAGCAATCTCTGCAGGTGCTCAACGAAGTCGTGCAGGAGAGCTATCAGCTGTTCACGACCCACGTGGCCGATTACCGCGGCCGCGACGTTACCGAGATTATCGCCACTGAGGCCGCTTGCTATCGCGGCTCGGCAGCCATCGCCATTGGCCTGGCTGACCGGCTCGAATCGCCGCAACTTGCGGTTGACAACCTCTCGCGTGCGATTGCCCTCAGCCGTGCACAGCGTCAAAACCCGCAGACACAGCAGCGCATCAGCGTGCGGGCCTCGGCCATCGCCATTCAGTCTCAACTCTGACCGCGTTCGCGGCAGTGACCACAACCGCCTGATGGCGGTTTTTTTATGCCCAGGAGGCAGCATGTCCCTCGTAACTCAATTGCGTAGCGAACGCGCCACTATTAACAGCTCGATCCAGGCTCTTGCACAGATCGAAGCGGCTGGCACCGCACTCAGTGCCGAGCAACTGGCCCAGTTCGAACAACTCAGTACTCAATTCAATGCGCTGACCGACAAGCTCGCGCGTGCCGAGGCCGCTGAGCGTATGGCGACGACCAGTGCCGTGCCGGTCAATGAAAGCGCTCAGGGCATCAATGGCCCGCCCAGCAACATCAGCGGCCCTTTCACCGCCAAGCCGGTGCCGGGGGCCAACATGGCGCAGATGGTGCGCGTGCTGGCCGCTTCCCGAGGCGATCAACAGGCTGCCGCGAAGCTCGCCGCCGACTCGGGCTACAACCCTGAAATCGCCATGGCGCTCAGCACCGTGACGCCAGGTGCTGGCGGGGTACTCGTGCCGCAGAGTTTCTCCAGCGAAGTCATCGAGCTGCTCCGGCCAAAGTCAGTGGTTCGTAAGCTCGGGGCGGTTTCGCTGCCACTGGAAAATGGCAACCTCACTGTCCCGCGCATCAAGGGTGGTGCGGTGGTGGGGTACATCGGTACTGAGGAGGACATGCCCGCCACGGATATGCAGTTCGACGACCTGAAGTTGTCGTCGAAGAAACTGGCGGCCCTGGTTCCGATTAGCAACGACCTGCTGGGGTATTCGGGTACCAACCCGAACGTAGATCGCCTCGTGGTGAATGATCTCACCGCCTCGGTGGCCCTGGCAGAGGATCTTTCCTTTCTGCGCGGAGCCGGTACCGGAAACCTGCCCAAGGGCCTGCGTTTCTGGGCTCCGTCCTTCAACGTCTTTGCCGCTCCTGCAGAGATGACCCTGCAGGCGGTAGAGAATGCGCTTTCTGCATTGATCCTGCGTCTGGAGAACGCCAACTCCAACATGACCTCTCCGGGGTTTGTCATGGCTCCCCGTACCAAGCGCTGGCTGGCCGCGCTGCGTGATGGCAATGGCAACAAGGCTTACCCGGAACTGGACATGAACCTGCTGAAGGGCTTCCCGGTCGGCACGACCACGCAGATTCCGATCAACTTGGGTGCTGGCGGCGATGCGTCGGAGATTCACTTCGCGGACTTTGCCGACTGCTTCATCGGCGAAGACGATGCCATGGTCATCGATTTCAGCAAGGAGGCAACCTACAAAGACGGCAGCGGCAATGTCATCAGCGCATTCCAGCGTGATCAGACCCTGGTCCGGGTGATCGCGAAGCATGACTTCGGCCCGCGTCACGTCGAATCGGTAGCTGTCATGACCGATGTCAAATGGGGTAGCACCCTGTAACGCAGTACGCCCGGTACGCCGGGCCTTCCTTTTCAATTTCCGGGAGCACCTCATGACCAAGGTCATTGTTACTTTTGATAAAAACTGGCGCGGCTATGCCGCTGGCGAAACCGCCGGCTTTGACAAAGCAGTAGCCGAAGGCTTGATCGAGGCGGGCTATGCCAGCGAGGCTGGACAGCAGGCGAAGAAAGGCAAATCCGGAGCCGGCAGCGGCGGCGCAGCTGGCAAAGACAGCGGTGGTGATGCCTCCAATGCTGCGAGCAAGTCCGATGATTCGGCTGGCGCAGACGGCAAGCCCTGATCATGGCTCGCCGCATCGCTTACACAGGGGAGCCCGTGTTGACGTTGGAGCAAGTCGCCTTTCAATGCCGCGCTGAACCAGAAGATCTGCAGCCGGAGCTGATCAATCAGATCATCATTCCAGGCGTTACGGCACAAGGCGAGTCGAGGACGGGCGCGGCAATACGGGAGGCTCTCTACGAAGAGGATTGGCCGGCGCACTATGCCTCTGGCCACCCTCTGGATGTTGGCCAGGCGGTCGCGGTCGAATCGGTCATGCTGCTCAGCGCAGCCAGCTCACCGGTGGAGTTCACCGGTGCGGTTGAGCTCGTTCAAGGTGGTAAGGAAAGCTATCTGGTATTTCCCAGCGGCCGGCCAGAAGGACGCCTGCGCATCCGCTACCGCGCAGCCGTTGATCTCGAGGCGCACCCTGGGGTTTTGAGCTGGCTGCTGATGGCTGCTGAAACGGCATTCGCCCAACGCGGGCTATTGATTGTTGGCCAAACGTTGACCGAGGTTCCTTCCGGATTTGTCGACCACTTATTGGCGGATATCACTGTTCCGCCGAGGTTCTGAACATGGCAAGCTCAATAGGCGCACGCGAGCCGGAGTCCGGCGAGCTGGATCGGCGCATCACTATTCGGCTGCGCGAAGATCTGCCTGTTGAGGATGCAGACCTGGACGCGGTATTCACCCTGCCTCGCCACCGCTGGGCCAAGATCCGCGCCGTGGGCACGGCGGTCTACACCGATAGCGTCCAAACGGACGACAAGATCACGCATCGGGTGTGGGTTCGACTGCTGGGCGGCGTCACGACCTCGCACGAAGTGGTAGCGGGGGGCGTGATCTACCGCGTCAAGCGCTGCGCCCCCTGGAGTGCAGGTAAGCGCTTCACCCTGATCGAGGTTGAAGAGCTTGGTCAGCAGCAAGAGGAAGGGGGGCTCTATGGCTAACTCGGCTTCTGTTGACGGCTACTTGCACATCGAGGGCTTCGACCGATTTGGGCGCGAGATCTTTGACAAGAAGCAGATCAGGAAAGGGATGCGTAAGGCTGGTCGATTGGTCAGCCGTCGTGCCCAGCTGAACCTGGCCTTGGCTCGCGGGCAAGATAACTACCCGGTCAGCCGAACAGGCAGGACCGTCGAGTCGATCACGTTTAAGGTCTCTCGGGCGGGTTTCCTGGTGAAGATTGCGCCGAGCAAGACCTCGTCCATGAAGGAGTACTACCCGACCTACCTGCATTACGGCGTGAGGCAGGGGGCACGCGTTCGCGGGCTCGCATCCGGAAAGCGCCGTGGCAAGGGCGAACGTGCCGCTGCTCTCGCAGAGCGGGCCGGAAGCGGATGGCGCATCGCGCCGCGGGCCAACTACATGGAAGACGCCCTGCAGGACGAAAAAGACCAAGTCCAATCGATCCTCAAAGCAGCCTTCGCCGCCGCGTTGCGCTGACCAGCAGCCCCTCCGGGCCGGTAACCCATCATGAAAATTTCACCCGTCATCGCGCACCTACGCGAATACTGCCCGAGCCTGGCCGACAGGATCTCGGGCGGGATCGACCTCGATGCCGTCAGCTCGTCCACGCTGCTAAAGAACCCCTCGGCCTATGTGATCGCAGCCGATGACAAAGCCGGGGAGAACAAAGCGCAGAACGCTGTTACCCAAGACATCGAGGATCGCTTTGAAGTGGTGTTCGCCATGGACACCAAGGACGAGCGCGGGCAGCAGGCCGCCGACCTGCTGCACGACTTTCGCAAGGAGCTGTGGCGGGCCTTGGTCGGCTGGCGCCCTGGCGATGAGTACGAACCAATCGTATACGACGGCGGCGGGTTGGTGCTGATCAATCGTGCCCGAGTGGTCTACCGCTTTAGCTTCTCGGCTGGCTTCCAGCTTGGGCGCAATCGCGGCACTGAGCCACCCGAGACCTGGCATGAGTACGAGCTCGATGGTCTCCCGCCGCTACAGGGCGTCGACTTCAGCTGGGACAGCATTGACCCGAAAGACCCCAACCATACCTCGCCTGGGCCAGACGGTCGGGTCGAAGTGCGCTTTTCCACTGAACTACCACAAGGGTAAACCCCATGACACAAATCACCGTGTATCCGGTTGAAGGCCGCGTTGCGCCAGATCCGGCCATGGGCGATACGGTGCCGGCCGAAGGGCGCCCCGTAACGCTCGATATCTACTGGCAACGCCGCCTCAGCGATGGTGACGTGACCAAAGAGAAACCTGCCAAGGCGAAGGCCAAGGTCGATGCCGCTGGGAGCGCTGAATAATGCCCGTTAATTTCAATAGCATTCCCAGCGACCTCAAGGTGCCGCTGTTCTACGCTGAGGTCGACAACAGTCAGGCCAACAGCGCGACGAGTGCCATGCCGCGCCTGATCGTCGGTCAGGTCAACGATGATTCCGTGGCGCCGGAAATCGGCAAGCTGACGCTGGTCCCCAGTCTGAGCCTGGCCAAAAGCATTGGCGGCGTAGGCTCGATGCTGGCCGAGATGTACGAGACCTGGCGCGGCATTGATGCCGCCGGCGAGGTGTGGTGCCTGCCGGTCAAGGCCACAGGTACCAAGGCGACTGGCAAGGTGGCCTTTGTTGGTACCGCCACGGCCGGCGGCCAGATCAACCTGTACGTGGCCGGCCAGCGCGTGCGGGCCACCATCAGCAGTGGTGCCACGGCGGCGGCCGCCGCGACGGCATTGGCAGCGGCGGTCAATGCGGCCGGGTTGTCGGTATCGGCCCTGGCGGCGACCGGTGAAGTCACCCTGTCCTGCCGCTGGTCTGGCCTGAGCGGCAACGACATTCAGCTGCAGTTGAACCGCCAAGGCCGGGTCAACGGTGAATTCACCCCGAACGGCTTGACCGTGACCGTAACGGCCATGACCGGCGGTGTGGGTACACCTGATTTGGCCGCCGCCATCGCCGTGCTGGGTGATGAGCCGTTTGAGTTCCTGTGTGGTCCGTGGGCCGATGCCACCTCCTTGGATGCCTGGAAGGCCCTGATGAACGACAGCACCGGGCGCTGGAGCTGGTCGCGGCAGCTGTATGGCCATGTGTACACGGCTTCGCGCGGGACGCTTGGCGAGCTGGTGGCATTGGGCGATACGCGCAATGACGCACATGTCGACGTGTACGGCTTTGAGAAGCCT